CGGTGCGCTGATCCTCACCCGCTTCGAACTCGACTACCGCCTGCCGGCCCCGCGGCCGCAGGCGGCCTGACACCCAACTTCACAGGAGCCACTCATGGCACTTTCCACCGCGCAAGGCTTCATCGGAGCCGGCGACCTCTACGCAGCGCTGATCGCGTCCGACGGCTCGATCGGCGGCTACGTCGACTTCGGCAACACGACGAAGCTCGGCATCCAGCCGGCCTCCGAGATCAAGGAGCAGAAGAGCAAGAAGCGCGACAGCTACGGCCAGGTGCTGGAGACCGTCGCACTGCAGGACACGGCCACGCTCTCGGCCATCCTCGAGACCGTCAACCGCGTCGGCCTGCGCTACGCCTTCATGGGCGAGGACGCGGCCTACTCGCAGACCTCCGGGACCGTCACCGACGAGGCCACGATCGCGAAGCTCGACGGCTGGGTCCGGCTGGCCAGCGAGGAGGTCAGTTCGTTCGTGCTGACGAACACCGGCGCGACGGTCACCTACGTGCTGGGGACCGACTACCTGCTCAACGCCCGGCTGGGCATGTACAAGGCCATCGTCGGCGGCGCGATCACCGACGGCCAGGCGCTGCTGGCCGACTACAGCAAGGCCGCCTTCACCGGTGCGGCGATCCGCGGCAACGTCAAGCCGCAGATCCGCGCGCGCCTGCTGCTCGACGGCAAGAACCTGGTCGACGACAGCATCGGCATCCTCGAGGTCTGGGAGGGCGTGCTGAGCACCAGCAGCGAGTTCGACTGGTTCTCGGACGACTGGAACACGGTCGAACTGCAGGGCCGGCTGAAGACCCCGGCCGGCAAGACCGAGCCGTTCGTGTTCAAGGCCCGCTGAACTCGGGCACCCCAGCAGACGGGCCGGCCGCGCGAGCGCCGGCCCGTTCCTCATCCCACTGCTGACACCGGACAGGCGACATGGCGACCGGCCCACGCATCCGCTACGACATCGAGGCGCGCGCGTCCGGCGCTAGCCAGGTGGAACAGCTCGCGCAGGAATTCGAGAAGCTCGACGGCGCGTTCCCGGAGGATCTCGCCGGCAAGGTCCGCAACGCCTCGCAGCAGCTCGAGCAGCTCGGCGATCAGCAGGAGGCTGTCGAGACCTTCCGCAGGATCCGCGACGAGACCGAGAAGGCCAAGAAGGAGTTCGACGCCGCAAAGCTAGCGGTCGAGAAGCTGGCCGGCGAGATCGCGCAGGCCGAGGCGCCCACGCGAGCCCAGGCCGGCCAGCTCGAGAAGCTCCGCGACAAGGTCAAGGCCGCGAACAAGGAGTTCGAGGACCAGAGCGCGAAGCTTGGCACCGCGCGCCAGGCGCTGACGGAGTTCGGTGTCTCTGCCGAACTCGTCGACCGACGCAGCGAGCTGCTGAAGCGACAGATCAGCTCGGTCAAAACTGAGATCGCTGGCTTGGCCAGCGCCGGCGCGAGCGGCGCCGGCTTCCAGACCCTGGTGCGCGAGACCGACGCGGCGCGCCAGCGCATGGAAGAGGCCGCGCGCGCCGCCGACGCGCTGGCCGCCGAGCTGCAGGGCGTGCAGCGCCCAACCGACGGCGAGGCCGCCAAGCTGCGCCTGCTGCGCACCGCCGCCGACACGGCGCGTTCTGATTTCGAGCGCCTGCAGCATGCGACTGTCGAACAGGCGCTGGCGCTGCGCCGCGCCGGCGTCAACACCGAGTTCCTGACCGCGAAGACCAGGGAAGCCGCAGCAGCGCAGCAGCAAGCCGCAGCGGCCACCCAGCGCACGGCGGCTGCCTTGCGGGAACAGGCCGTCGCGGCAACTGCGGCGACGAGCAACCTGAAGCCGGCGATCGACGGAATCACCGCCGGGTTCGGTCGACTCGGAGCCGCTGCGGCGGCGGCGCTCACCGGCCGAGAGTTCATCGACACGATCACGCAGGCCGAGTCACTGCGCCGTGGCCTGGCTGCGGTGTCAGGCAGCACCGAAGTGGCCGGAAGGCAGCTCGAGTTTCTGAAGCTCAAGTCCAACGAACTCGGCATTGACGTGCAGGCGGCTGGCCGGGCATTTCTCTCGTTGACCGCCGCGACCCAAGGGACGGCACTCGAGGGCGATGCGACGCGGCAGGTCTTCGAGGCGGTCAGCCGCGCCATGTCGACGCTCGGGAAGAGCAGCGCCGAGACAGAACGCGCGTTGCTGGCTGTCGGCCAGATGGCGAGCAAGGGCAAGGTCTCGATGGAAGAGCTGCGCGGCCAGCTTGGCGAGGCTCTGCCAGGTGCACTGACTGCTGCAGCCAAGGGCGCCGGGCTGACGACTCAGCAACTGATCTCCATGGTCGAGAGCGGCAACGTTCTCGCGAAGGATCTGCTGCCAGCTCTGACCAAGGGCTTGAACGATCTCTACGCCAATCAGGGTCCGCCGGAGACGCTCACCGCCAACTGGAACAGACTCAAGAACGTCATCACCGAGACCGCGGTGCAACTCGCCGAAGGCGGTGTTGGCCAAGGCCTGACGAAGGCTGTAGGCGGCGCAGCGGTGGCGCTGGCTGCTGTCGACGAAGCTGTCACGAACGTCGCCAAGGACATGGGTGAGTTCGCCGGCGCAGTGGTGACGGGCAACTTTGAACTCGGCACGCAGGCTGAACGGATCGCAGCGTCCGAGGCGAGATTGAAGTCGCTCTCCCAGACTGCAGGCCTCGCATCGGCTGACGTCGCCAAGATCGGCGACGCGGCTGGCGCCGCCGGCGAAACTGCGAATCAGGCGTTTCGCAAGTTCGAGCATGGCGCGGAAGCCGCGGCGCTCGCATCCGAGTCGATGGGAAAGGGCACCGTCGACCTCGCCCTCAACTTCGACACGCTTCGGCTCAAAGGAGATACCGCGGCCGAAGCGATCGCAAAGATCGGCAAGGGTTTCGACTTCTCCACCGCACCCGGCATCAAGCAAGCGGAAGACGTTCTCAATCGGCTGGCGATCACTGGAAAGCTGACCGCCGATGAGGTGAAGAAGGCATGGGCCGATGCACTTCGCGGTCAGGACCTGGCCGAGTTCGAGTCGCGAGCGCGCGCCGCGTTCGAGGGCACGGCCGGCGAGGCACGCAAGCTCGGCACGGTGCTCGACGCGATCGACGAGGAATCACTACGCCGTGTCGGGACCTCTGTCGAAGAACTGCGCACCGGCTTCAGCGACACGTTCACTGACGCGATGGAGAACGTCGACGCGGTGGCAAGAACGCTCGATCGGCTCGGCGTCAGCGGCGAGAAGGCCGGCTCTCTGCTGAGCAAGTCGCTCGACCAGGCTACCAACGCGGCGAACACCGAAGAGGCCATCCAGGCGGTCATCGACCGGTTGGAGAAGATGGGCAAGGCCGGGCAACTCTCCGGCGATCAGGTGGCCGAAGGCCTGACCAAGGCCCGCGCCAAGATGGACGAGCTGAAGCCCGGCATCAACTCGACCGAGGAAGCGTACCGGAAGCTCGGCATCACGTCGCAGGCAGTGGCCAAGAAGACGGCCGACGAGTTTGGAGCCGCGTACAAGACCATCGCGGCCGACGCGCAGTCGTCGATCGGCAAGAAGATCGAGGCCTTCAACAAGTGGGCGACCGCGGCGAAGGAAGCGAACGGCGGCGTCGAGACCTCCGAGATCAAGCTGCAGCGGGAGATCCTGAACACGCAGGCCAAGGCCGCCGGGCTTGGCGACGTGTTCGTCGACTCGATGCAGCGCACCAAGGTCGCCACCGACGCCGCTGCCGAATCCCTCAACAGGCTGGCGACCTCCGCCTCGTCGGCCTATGACGAGGCCACGAAGGCCCGCAAGGCGGCAGACCTCAGCGTCCTCGGCAACGTCGACAGCAGCGGCTTCACGCTGGGCCCGGACGGCCAGCGCTTCACGGTTTCGCGCCAGATCGACGTGCCGGACGGCTACACCTTTGACAACGCCGCCTTCCAGCGTGCCCAGCGCAACGCGGCGCTGACCGGCGGCCCCGCGCCCGACCCGGCGAACTTCTACGTCGCCCCGAGCCCGGGCCTGCTGGAGATCACCGACGAGAGCGCCGCGGAGCAGGGCCTCATCCGCAACGGCAGTGCCGGCTACAGCCCGCTCGGTGCCAACCGACAGCAGGCCGAGCTGCAGCGGCGCGCGGCAGAGGCGGACCGCATCGCCCGGCAGAACGCTGCGGCGCGGGCGGCCGCTTCGGGCGCCACGACCACCAACGTGCAGATCGTGCGCCTGCAGATCGGCAGCTCGTCGACCGACGTGCGCGTCTCCAGCGCCGCAGACGCCTCGGCCCTCACGTCCTTCATGGATCAACTGGCGGCAGCCGCGCGCTCCGCCGGCATCAACATCAGCGGCTGACCCATGAACACGCTCACCTACGGCGCGACGACCATCACGCTGCCCGATGACCTCACGTGGCCGGACGAGTGCAGCTGGCCCAAGGTGGCACAGCGCCGCGGCTACAGCGTCACCGGTGCGCTGCTCGTCGAGGCAGGCGCCAAGGCGGCCGGCCGGGCGATCACGCTGGCCGGCGGCGAGAACTTCGCCTGGATGGCGCGCAGCGCGCTGCTCTCGCTCAAGGCCCTCGTCGAGCAGGCCGGCATCACGATGACGCTGTCCTTCCGCGGCTCGAGCTACTCCGTGATGATCGACTGGGAGGCCGGTGGCCTGCAGGCGGTGCCGGTGGCCGAGTTCAGCGACCCGGCGGCCGCCGACTTCTACTACTTCACGCTCCACCTCATGCAGGTCTGACGCACCATGGCCATCCTCTCCTCCGACCTCAAGCTCTTCGCCTCGCAGCGCTACGTCGACGAGGCCTATGGCGGCGGCCGAATGTCGGCCACGCTCGTGCAGGACGGGGTCGGCAACAACGTCTTCCCGAACATCGCCGAGGCTGACCATGTCGCCGGTCGGGTGCAGATGCGCAAGGTCTATGGCGCCGTGCTCTCGGCCAACGACGACACGCTGCTCACCGCCGGCATCGATCTGACGACGCTGCCGACGGACAGCAACGTCGACGTGGTGGCGTTCGGCTGGGGCGATCACACGACCACGCGTGGCGACGCGGCGGCGGCGCTGGCCAGGTTCCCCTACGTCAAGGATCCAGCCTCCGGTGGCACCTACGACTCCGGCACCGGCGTGTTCAATCCGGTGCCCAGCGCAGGCGCCAGGATCGTCATCGGCTTGCTGAACACCGTCACCACCATCGTCGGCGGCTCGCCGGTGACGACGGAGGTGGAGACAGAGTTCGGCGGCGCGATCCTGCCGCGCGGGGTCTTCACCGTGGACTCGGTCGGTCCGGTTGTTCTATCTCCGGTGCCGAGCTGGGGTTCCACATCGGTCAACCGATGGGCAGGCATCATGGCGAACCCGCTGGCGCCGAAGTGCGTGGCCGTGGCTCTGCTCACCGCCACCAGCGGCACCAACAGCGTCCAGGTCGACCGCCTGGACGCGCGTGCCATCCCGAACGTCACGCCCTATCCAGCGGCACCGAACGGTCTCGCATCCGAAGGACTGCGCTACGCCTACGGCAAGGTGCCCATCTTCCGCCCGGGCGACAAGGTGATCCTGCGCAACGGTGCCACGGTCGAACTGGCCCTCATCCAGTCCATCGACTACCGCGGCACCATCACATTCCAGTCGGCTCTGGTCAACAGCTTCCCGAGCGGCTCCAAGATCTGCGCCATCGCGGACCTCGGCGACATGCAGGCGTCGGTCGGCATCGCCTTCGAGCAGCAGGCCTGGACGCGCGTCTTCAGCGACACGCTGATCGGCGGTGCGCCCGATGCCGCCTACGACCTCACCTCGTTCCCGATCGCGGTGCAGAACATCGGCGCCGAGACGGAGCGCTGGGCCATCGTCTTCACCTCCGGAACCGCCTTCAAGCTGATCGGCGAGAGCTTCGGCCAGATCGCCACCGGCAGCACCGCGGCCGACTTCTCGCCGCTCAACCCGATCACGAACCAGCCCTACTTCACGATCGACAAGGACGGCTGGGGCTCCGGCTGGGGAATCGGCAACGTGCTGCGCTTCAACACGCTCGGAGCGCGCAAGCCGTTCTGGATGGCGCGCTGCGTCTCGCCGGGCGCGGCCAACGGCGCCGACGGCGTGATCGTCGACCTGCGCGGGAGCGTCTGAGTGGCCGACGTCTCCACCACCGTCGAGGCGCCCTGGGACGACGGCGCGCCCGTCGCGGCGCAGGTCGAGGTGCCGTGGGACGACGCCACGGCCATCGGCAGCACCGGCGGGGCCTGGACCGCGCCGCCAGCGCCGCCGGGCGGCACGCCGACCGGTCCGAACACGGTGGCCGACTTCGTCATCCCGCGCCAGACGGTCTACGACGTGGTGCACGTCGTCACCGTCGTCGACCAGCGCGATGGCCTGCCGGTGGAACTCGAATCGATGTCCCTCAGCTGCGACGAGGCATCGGTCTGCTGGACGCTCAGCGCCGCCGGACCGGCCGCGCTGTTCGAGCGCCTCACCACCGGCGAAGAGCTGCCGATGCTGCAGGTGACCATCGACGGCATGGAGTGGCTGTTCGTCGTGGAGAGCGTCGCGCGCTCGCGCGAGTTCGCCGGCTCGGGCGTGCGCATCACTGGCCGCAGCGTCACGATCCTCGCCGGCGAGCCGTACCAGTTCCCGCAGAACTGGGTCAACGACGGCCCCACGACGGCCGCGCAGATCGCCGAGCAGGCGCAGCTGTACACCGGCCTCGAGCTGGAGTGGCAGCTCGACGACTGGCCGGTGCCGGATCGTGTGTGGACCTTCACCGGATCTCCGCTCGCGGTGGTTCAGCGCGTCGCGGAGTCGGTTCGCGCGGTGCTGCGCAGCGCTCGCGACGCCAATCGCATCGCCGTGATGCCACGCTACCGCCTGCTGCCCAACGAGTGGCCGGAAACGGCGCCGGACGTGGACATCCACGTCGAGGCCGTGATGACGGACAGCTTCGAGCGCGCCGACCGGCCGGCGTACAACGGCATCTACGTGTCCGGCCAGCAGCAGGGCGTGACCGGCTTCGTGCGCCTGGCCGGCACCGCCGGCGACAAGGCGGCACCTCTGGTGACCGACCTGCTCATCACCGACAGCGTGGCATCCCAGCAGCGCGGCGTGGCAGAGCTCGGCGCCGCCGGGCCGCAGGCCACCGTGCGCATGACGCTGCCGGTGCTGACGGACCCCGGCGCGCCCGGCGTGCTCGAGCTCGGATGGATCTGCCGCATCTTCGACGGCTTCTCCAGGTGGTGGGGCATCGTGCGCGCGATCACGGTCGACGTGGCGTTCCCGAGCGTGATGCAGACGGTGACGCTCGAGCGGCACCTCGGCTACCCAGATGGTAGTACCGCCATCGAGGAGGAAGAGCCGGCCACGCCGCCGGCGCCGCCCGGCGGGGCGTCCATCGGCTGGCTCGACCTGGTGACCGACCCGGACGGTACCGCCGCGCACGCGAACAGCGGGTTCGCGCAGTTCGTCTTCGGCTTCGAGCCGATCATCGTGAACACCAGCATGTACGCGGGCGTCGTCGGCTTCGCCGGCGAGAGCGTCAGCTGGTCACCGACCTGGACGCCGGTCAACTCCGGTGATCCGTCGCCGACGCTGACGCCGCTGTCCGGTGGTCGCGTACAGGTCGAGTGGGCGAACGCCGGTGGCTTCCC